TTGTCCTCAATGCAATACGGTTTTCGTTAAAAGACGTAAATTTTGTAGTGGAAAATGTAAATATAATTATCAATATCCGTTATTAAAATGTGATTATTGTCAAAATTTGTTTAGAAGATCACGACATGAAATATTCCAATCAGGAAAAAAAGGTTCTAAACATGCTTATTGTGATTTAAAATGTTGGAATAGAGCGAGGTCAGAATAATAAAATAGCTTGACAAATTCAAGTTATATGATATAATTAAGTAAAAGGGTAAAACTATACCCTATTAAACTAAATATAGGAGGAAATATGGCATTGGCATATACAACAAACCGTACAGATCCATTTAATATTTTTGGAGATTTTTTGAACAGAGAATGGTCAGCTTCAAGGGCTACCGTAAAATATCCGCTAGATATTGTGGAATCTAAAGATGCATATAAAGTTAAGATTTCTTTACCCGGTGTGGAAAAAGGTAATCTTTCAGTTACTATAGATAAAGACATTCTAGTTATAGAAGCTAAGGATGTAGCAGCTGAAAACGAAGAAGAGAAAGGTACATATATTTATAAAGGTATTAGAACAGGATCTTACAAGAGAGAAATCTCTGTAAAAGATTATGGTGTAGATAGTAAAAAAGTTACTTCAGTCTACAAGAATGGCATTTTAACAATTAACATGCCTAAGACGAAGGAGGCAAAACCACAGGTTATTACCGTGGCTATGGATGGATAATGGAGATAAATGATGAATTAATTAGGCAATGGGAACCTAAAATTCATAAAATGCTTCAAACAACATATGTACGTGGGTATGATAGAGAGGATTTAGCACAAGAACTTAGAATGGCTATTATGAAAGCCGCTAAGGCATTTAATCCTAATAGAGGAACTATCTTTCATACCTACTTACATACCACTATGGTGAATGCAATTAGAACACTAATTACTAAAGCACAAAGAAAACCAATTACTGTTAGTTATAATGAAAATTTTTATGATAATGAATCGAATTCATTACCTGAAATAATAAGCAAAGCAATATCTCATTCTGATGTAGAAGAATGGGAGACATTAGAATTAAAAGATCAATTAAACAAATTTAATTTAACTGATCAAGAGAAAAGATTTATAGAATTAAGATTAGAAGGTTGGACAATGGACGAAATTTCTGAAGATTTAACTAAATCTTCATATAGAATTCGCCAAAAGTTAAGAGTTAAAGTGGAGACAATATTTTATGGTGAAGAAACCGAAGAAGAAAAGTCTATATAATTCAAAAGATTTATTTGAAGAATTTAAAGCACTATATTCTAGAAAACATAAACAAGAATATGAACCTAAGAATTTTATTGGGAATGAATTAAGATCCCTAAAACTTCTTTTAGATAAATATTCTACATATGAGATTCTATCAGCTATGTATAATTTCATAGTTAGGAATGGTAGTGGTATTTCTGTTAATTATTTTACTAATGGGATTAAGTATTATCTTACTGATCATGATCCTAAATTATATTGGTCAATTATGTCTTCTCCTAACCCCTCAGTTAAAAAGAAATGGAGAGCTTTTACTATTTTAAATTCAAAATGGTTGCCTACTGCAACTGATCAAAAGCGTCTTGCTTCTCTTGAAAAAGAATTACAGGAAATTTTTAATGAAGCGTAAAAGACAAGGTGGGTTGTTCAAGGGGGTTGACAAATCCAATTCTTATGATAAAATTAATATAGAGAATAATATTAATAATTATAGAATTATAAGTATACATAATAAGACTAAGAAAGTAATGACAATAGATACAACGAATAACTTAGAAAGTGCAAAATTAATAGCAGACAAAGTAGCTGATAACAATGATGTAAAATGTTATGTCCATACTGATTCTAACCGAGTACTATATATAGCAGAGGAGTAGAATGCAAAGTTATGAATACATTGAATCTGGCATAATTTTAAATCTAGATAATAAAGAAGCATTAAAAAAATTCAAACATCCAGTAAAAGATTTCGCTAAACACGGAGATGCTTTTAAATTCATTAATAAACATTTTGATGATTATGGAACATTTCCTTCATCTGATACTTTAGTTGAAAATTTTCCTACCATTGATCCAACTGCTAATAGCCTCAATTTAGATTATGCAATTGATTCATTTAAAGATCAAGTTTTATTTAGAAACATTGTTGCTGCATTTCAGTCTAATAAAGAATTATTAAAAGAAACCCCTAAAAAAGCTTTATCTCACATTCAATCTAGTTTAAATGATATCGAAGTTACTTATGATGAAGATGTTATTTCCTATGAAACAGATGCAGAGAATAGATTTTCAGAGTGGGAAGGTAGAAGTAAAAAACGAAAAATGGGCGAAGGTATAATGGGTATACCTACACCATTTAAATCATTGAATAATACAGGTGTTGGTTGGATGCCGGGAGAGTTAATTGCTCTGTTTGCTAGACCTACAGTTGGTAAAACATGGATGTGTATTCAAGTCGCAGCTACTGCTATGATGAATGGACATAAAACCCTTTTAATTTCAACAGAAATGCCTGTAAGTGCTATTAGTTTAAGAGCAGATGTAGTTTTAGCTAAGATGATGGGATACAATTTCTCACACTCGGCTCTTAGAACAGGTCAACCAATAGATGAAGATAAGTATAAAGAATTTTTACAGAAGTTAAATGGAAGACCACTGTTAATCTGTGATCATATTCAAGGAGAAAGTAGCATTTCTTTAGAAAGTATTGCAGCATTAATACGAAAACACAATCCTGAGTTGGTTGTTTTAGATGGAATTTATTTAGTATCATCGGGAGATGGTAAAAAAGCAATGTGGGAACAATCCCACTCATTGTTTTATGGTATGAAGACTCTTGCTCTTAGTACTAATACTCCTGTATTCGTTTCTACACAAGCTACTAGAGAGGCTGCAAATATGTTTGAGCCACCTAGAGCGGATCAAGTTGCATTTGGAGATGCTTTAATTAGATCTTCAGATGTAGCAATGGCAATGTGTAGAGTTGAGAATGAGGAGAATCAGAGATTAGTCCAATACCAAAAATATAGAGATGGAGTCCTTTCAGTTGATAGTTCTATAATGGATTGGGATGTTGATAAGGGATATATAGAAGAAACAGATGAGGATGTCTGGAATAACAATGAAGACTTTTAAGGAGGATATATGAAAGTTTTAAGCATGATTATGAAATATTACTCTCTCTTTAATAGGTACTCAGATGTAATACCTGAAGTTGTTCAGCTTATAGATACTGCTGCAAAAGCAGTTGAAGATAAGAAGATCAGTAAGGCAGAACAGAGTGCATTAATGAAAGAGTATTGGGACGTAATTAGAAAAATAAAAGAGGCAGCATAATGGTAAACTGGGCACAAATATTACTAGATACAGGAATAGACGTACCTGAAGAATTTGATGAATTTTCTATCAGGTGTCCATTTCATGAAGATGGTGTAGCTTCGTGTTCAATTAACATTGATAAAGGTGTGTGGATCTGCTTCGCAGGATGTGGACAGGGAACCTTAAAAAGTTTCTTAAAAAAATATTTAGATTGCAATGGTGTAGAGCTTGAAAAAATGTTGTTTGATAATCAAATGGATTTTAACATTGACATTTTTGATGATTTACAAGCTACTATTGAACAAAGAGAAGAGTATTTTATGGAAGCTGATACTTCAACTTTTCCAAGTTGGATATTTGAAAGAGGTTTTTCTGAACAAATCTTACGAGAATGGGGATGTGGAACTACTGAATATCAAGATTTAGTGATTCCAATACATAATTTAGAGTCAACTCTTGTAGGATCAGTTACTAGAAGGATAAATGCTATCCCAAAGTATATGTATTCTAAAGGATTGAGAAAATCTGAAGTTATATTTGGAGCATATAAATTAACAGAACCTAAAAAATACATCTGTATAACTGAAGGTTCTCTTGATACAATGTGGTTAACTCAAAATGGGCATCCAAGTGTTGCTATTTTAGGAGCAACTACTTCTAGAAAACAGTTGGACATTTTGAAGTCATTACGAACAGAGGAATTTATCTTATGTTTTGATAATGACGAGGCAGGACAAAGGGCGATATCGAGAGCAATGCTTGACATATCGACTAGTTTTATGGTATCATATATAAAGATACCGAAAAAATATAAGGACGTACAAGATGTACGTTCCAAGGCATTACTCAATGAAGTAATAGCAAATAGACATTATTGGTAATATAGGAGGATATATGTCAGGAATAGCAAAAATTTTGCAAAAAAGAGAAGCTGTATTAAATCCATCAGATAATCAATCTTTTGGAAAAGAGATTTGGTTTAAAGACGGAGACCAAGCGTTTCTTACTCCAGTAGCTTCAGGAGAAGAAGGGGACGCTTTATTAGATGAAATCTATCTGTATACATACAGGTCAGGTAATAGATGGATTAATCTATTATCAGATGATTCAGTAGACACAAGTTCTGTGCCATCTGATTCTAGACCATCACACAAATTCGCTTTTTGGGCTTACGTTCATGAAATCATACATGCTGAGAAAAAGGTAGATGATTGGGAAGAAATTGAAGGTCCAAGTGGTAAGAAAATGTACAAACAAGTCGTAAATGACTTTAAGGTTGTACCTTTAGGCTTCGGAAGAAGTGATTACATCTGGAACCAACTTGTAGATGTTTACAATGATTGGGGAGAATTAAACAAAGGTGTAATTAGAATAAAAAGAACAGGTGCAGGTATGTATGACACTTCATACACTGTTGCAGCAACTACTAGAGCATCAGAGATACCTGAAGACAAAACGTCTGAAATTAGTGAATTACCATCAATCAAGGACTATTACATGGACAGATATGGTAAATCACCTGAAGGCGAAAGTGAAACTAGTACATTTAGTACTGATGATACAGAGGATGATTTATTTTAAATGATAATTAGAGATCAAGATACATTTAATAAAATACTTCCAACACTAGGTACTCATACAGTAGTAGTGGATGTGGAGACAAATGGTTTTGATTCCTATGGTAATCATCAAATATGTGGAATCGGGATTGGATTTGATAACAAAGTAGATTCGTTCTACTTCCCTTTCCGCCATCAACAAGTGGGAGTCAACCTTCCTAATGAGTGTTTAATAGCCTTAATTGCGTGGCTTAACAAAGCTAAACACCTTGTTGGTTATAACATCAAGTTCGATCTCCGATTCCTTGAAAAAGAAGGTTTACTAGTAGGAGATAAAGACCTTATAGACGTGCTTACCATGGTAAGACTCACAGAATCGTCTACAGTTAAGGATTTAGACCTTACTAGCACAATAAAAAGAGCATATGGTGAGATTCATTGTGCATATGATTTAGAAACTAAAAAAGTTTTACGTTCTAATAAATGGCACAAGGACTTCTCCATGGCTCCTGTAGATTTACTAGGACCATATTGTGAGAAAGATGTTTTCTATACTGCTAAACTTTTCAATGATAGGCAAAATATGATAAAGAAGTCTAATCAAAAAGAAGTTTGGAAGATGCAGATTGAATTAACTAAGGTTTTATATGCTATGGAAGGGTGTGGAATTGGGATAGATAATAAATATGTTCATGAAACCATGATTAAATTAGAGGAAAGAAAAAATGAGATTCAAAATAGAGTTTTAGAACTTGCAGGAAAGGAATTTAATCTTAATAGTACACAACAATTAGGGGAAGTATTAAATGATAGAGGTATATTATCTCCTGAAAAGACTGCAAAAGGGCAGCAATCGTGGAATGAAGCCGCATTAGTACAAATAAATGACCCTATTGCTGGATATGTACGACAATATAGAGCTTTAGAGAAATTGAGATCTACGTATTTAGAACCTTTTTTAGTAAAGAATGAACTACATACAACTTTTTGTAATTGGGGTACTTTAACAGGTAGATTATCTTCTAGGAATCCTAATTTACAGAATATTCCTAGAAACCACTTTAATTTAATAGATAAAGAATTAACTGAAACTGATAAAGAAGAATTAAAAGGTAGAATTAATGCAACATTAGCCGCAAAAGGTCAAACAAGTAGGGTTGAAGGATTAAGTGATGAGGTTTTAAACACTTGGACGTTTGTTGGAGATGAATCTTTCGATAAATCTAATGAAGGACAGATATCAATTAGAAATTTATTTGTTCCAAGAGATGATTATTGGTTAGTTTCTTTTGATTATTCACAAATGGAAGTAAGAGTATTCTTAAGTTATCTACGAAATGAGGAAGTTAATCAAATGTTAACTAAATCTAATGTAGATTTTCATGGAGAGGCTGCAAAATTAGCATTTAATGTTACAGAAGATGATGATACATTTAAAATGTTTAGACAAACTGCAAAAAGTATTACTTTTGGAACTATTTATGGTATAGGAAATCAAAAATTAGGTATACAATTAGGTGTCCCTGCTCAAGAAGCATCTAATTATAAGAAAAGATACTTTGATGGGATTAAGGGTTCAAGAGAATTCTTTAATGCAGTCGTCAAAAAAGTAGAACGAGTGGGGCAGATAAGAAATAAATATGGTAGGGTTTACCAAATACCTAGAAATTTAGGTTATAAAGGAATAAATTATCTTGTACAAGGCACAAGTGCTGATATTCTTAATGAAAGAATGATAGAAGTACATAAGCTTTTACAAAATTATAAAAGTAATCTATTGTTGCAAGTACATGATGAGATAATTTGTGAGATTCATAAAGATGAAATAGATGAATTACCTTCCTTAATAAGAGATTTATTAATTGAGAATTCTTTAGGTATACCTTTAGAGGTGGATATAGAATTATGTAATCCATCATGGGCAGTTAAAGAAGATTATGATAAATTAAATTGGGTTGAACCTGAAAACGATAAGATTGGTTTTATTATTGAGGAACCAGCAAAAGAAAAAGAATTAGTACATAGTATAGATTGGAGCTAATATGGAAGTTAAATTAAAAAAAGACGAAAGTTTTGAAAAATTATTAAGACGTTTTACAAAACAAGTTCAAAAAGAAGGTATTCTAGAAACTTATAGAAAACATTTAGAATTTGAACCTAAAAGTGTAGAACGTCAACAAAAGAAATTAAATAAATTAAGGAAGAGTAGACAAAATGAATCATGATCCATTAGACTATTTAGTTGAAAAAAAGAGAAAAGAAATGGCTGATGCAGAACATATTAAACAAGAGAAAGAGGCAGCAAATTTATATAATAATAAATATAAGATGGCAGATATTGAAGTTGGATTAACAGATCTTGACAGTGATATAGATCCTGAGCATTATAATCTTGCTATTCAACCTTTTGATTACATTCATGATAACAATTTAGGTTTTGCAGAAGGTAATGTAATAAAATATATAACTAGATGGAAACAAAAAAATGGAATTGAAGATTTAAAGAAAGCAAAACAATACATAGATATGCTAATAGCTAAGGAGCTAATAAAAAATGGAGAAGTCTAAAAGTAATAGTTATATCGATACTGATGATGGTATGAAAACTTTAGAGGAATTTACTTGTAATCCTCATTATTTTATTTTTAAAGAAAGACGTGCCCCTGATTCCCCTCAAGGATTTATAACTGGTGAATGTAGTAAATGTAATATTACCCATAAAGAATATTTATTGGAAAAAATTAAAAGTGATGATTATCCAAAACTACCTAATGGTGATTTTGATATGAAGCATGAAAATATTAGATTAATCTCAAATCCAGAAGTTTTAAGATTAATCCAAAAGTTAAGAAAAGAAAGGGGTTATAAAAAATGAAAAATAATAATAAATTTAATGTTGAAAGTACATATATTAATCATCATGGTACATCTCAAAAAACTTATAAACTTAAATATAAAGATGAAGTTTATGACAAGTATAAAGACAAGTTACCATATGATTTGTGGAACATGGACTATAAAGTTAATAAAAATGGTACCTTAGAAAAAACAAATGGGCACATGAGAGTACATCGTTTCGCAAAAAAAATAACTGCATGGGAAGAACACTATGGTAACACAAGTCCAAGAGGTTGTGAAGCTGCCGGATGTGACGTAGTAGGACCCATTTCATATTATGCATTTAATAGAGATAGACAAAAAGATGATGAAGGGGGATATTATTTAATTTATAATACAGGTGAAGTAATAAAAACTAATGGAAATCCTAGGAGGAAAAATTATACAGGTCCGGAAATTTCATGGTTGGAATTTGATCATATAGATGCTAAAAATAAAAAATCTGAAATGAGTCAGATAATTCAAAAGGGAAGCATATCAAGAATTGTAAAAGAGATGAAAGTATGTCAACTATTATGTCTTAAACATCATAGAGCAAAAACTGAAAGAGAATCAAGAGCATATGGTGGAAAAACGAAACTTCCATATTTAGAAGCTGTAAATTTAATAAAAAATTATATAAAACCAAAAAGTGAAGATCATTTCAATCCCGGAAAATGGAGAAACTGTGTAGATAAATATGGCATAGGAGCATTAAATGAGGCTATAGAGAAGGCTAAGAATACTGATCCTGCTTTATATGAAGATTTAAAACGCATACCTAGACGACCAGATGAAGCATATAAAAAAGAAGGATTTAAATGGTCTGATATTACTGGTAATAAAAGTACAAAGAACAGGAAAAAAAAGGAGGGCTATAAAAATGGCTAAAGTAGGAATAAAATTAGGGTTTACTTATAGGATAGGTGATCTAAGTACAAATCAATATGGAAGAATGGATGTAGATATACATGATATTGATACTGAACTTCCCTTAGATGAACAATTAAATAAATCTAAAGAGTATGCTGATAAAATATTTAAAACAGTAAAGGATAAATTAGATAATAGTTTGGATGAAATATTGGAGGAATCAAATGAGTGAAGTAATTAGAGCTGTAGTACTAGAAGATGTTCTTAAAGAAAGAGAAAGACAAGATAAAATGTATGGAGATCAAACTAACCATTCTGATCAGTATTGGAATGTAATTGCAACTGAAGAGAATGGTGAAGTAGCCAGAGCTATTTACGAAGAAGATGATGGACATATGTATGAAGAAATTATTCAAGCCTGTGCTGTATATTTTGCTTGGGCAGAAGCAATTAGAACAAGGGGACAAGAATGAAAGACAATGCAGAAAAAGCAATCCAAGATTTATTAAAAGATAAAAATCTTAATTTAACGCTGGGAGATAGTAATGTTTTTGACTATGGTAGAATTCCTTTTGGAATACCTGCTCTTGATACATTGACTGGTGGTGGTATACCAAAGAAACGAATGACTTTAATTTACGGTCCAACTAATGTTGGTAAGTCTTATTTATCATCACAAATAGTTGCTCAAGTACAAAAACAAGGTGGTAGAGCAGCATGGATTGATACAGAACTATCTTGGGATGCAGATTGGATGGCAAAATGTGGAATAGACGCAGGAAAAGTATTAGTTAGTCAACCAACAAGTGGTGAGCAAGCTATGGACACTATTAAAGCATTAGCAACAACAGGATTAGTAGATGTGATTATTTTAGATAGTATCGCAGGTTTAGTCCCTGCTCAAAATATGGATGAAGATTTTTCATTTAGTCCTATGGCTTGGCAAGCAAGATTTGTTAATTCGTCTTTACCAAGACTATTACCAAGTCTACATAGTGGAACTGCTTTAATTTGCATTAATCAGGTTAGAGCTAGTATGGGACCTACTGCATTAGCAAACATGCCGGGTGGTAAAGCTCAATCTTTCTTTGCTCATTTCTTATTAGAAGTTAGAAGAAATGGATGGATTGAAGAATCTGGTGAGAAAGTTGGATTTGATATGCAAGTAAGACTACGAAAAACTAAAGTTGGTGGTCAGAATTGGAAAGCCGCTTCTGTTCCATTTAGAGTAGAAGGTGGAATAGATATTTTAGAAAGTTTTATTAGAGAAGGTATTGAACGAGGTTTAGTCCTAAAGGCAGGATCATGGTATACATATAATGATGTAAGAGCTCAAGGTATGAATGGTCTTAAACAAGTCTTTATTGATAAACCAGAATTACAGGAGCAATTAATAAATGATGTTTCCTAGAGATTATACTGAACAAGAATTAAAAGTGGCAGAAGCTTTAGATTCAACTGGACTTAGATACGAAACTCAAGCTCCATTTGACAAATATACTGTTGATTTTTATATTGATGAAATTAGTACAGTTATAGAAGCTGATGGAGTAATGGGACATTTACGAAAAAAAGATAGGCAAAGAGATATAGAATTAAAAGATATGGGAATAGAACATGTTATTCATATTAGGTCTCAAACTAAAGAGGATATTAAGGAGGAATTATGGCAGGCATTAAACAGCTTGGGAAAAAAGCAAACGTAAAACCTAATGGTAAACAAGATAGATGGTTATTGAAATTTTTTGAAACACAACTTACAAAAAAACAATCTCCTCCAAGACATGGAGTATTTTTTCCTTCATTAATTTCAAATACTTGTGATAGATATGTATATATGGCATATACAGGAATGTTACCACCATCTACTATAGATGCTAATTTGACTAGGATATTTGATAATGGGGGTTCATTAGAAGATAGAATGAATGAATATTTTTTACGAATGGGTATTTTAGAAGGTAGAGAGATTTCTTTAAAAAATGAAATGCCTCCAATTTCAGGACGTATGGATTTTCTTATTAGACATGAGAAATATGGTGGATCTGTAGCTCTTGAATTAAAATCTATAAATACAAGAGGTTTTGAAAATTTAAAACAAGCTAAACCAGACCATGCTTTACAACTACAGACTTATATGAATCTTTACAACGCTACAGCAAAATTTCCTGTAACACATGGTATTGTATTATATGAGAATAAGAATGATCAAAAATTAAAAGCATTTGTAGAAGAACTAGATCTAAATGTATGGAATGGAATAATAGAAAGATTATTAAACATTATGAACATGACTAAATTACCTGAAAAATGTACAGGTGATAAGTGGTGTAAATGCAAGGAGGTATAATGGAAGATGAAAAATGGACTCCCATAAAAGCTTTAGGGAGAGCTAGGAAATCAATCAATGAATTAATGATTCCCGAATTAACAGTAGATAAATCAGAAAGAACAGATTTAATATTTTCTGATGTATATAATGCTGGTAATGCAAAGCTAGAAGAATATCTAGTTATGTATAGTAGTTACAAAGCATATTTGGAAACTGAAATTTCTAGAAGAGAATCAGAAAGAAACGCTTTAGAAGCAGCCTTTGAAGAAGGTTATTCAAAAGCTATGTTTACCCTATATCAAGAAAGAGAAAATGAAGGTAAAAAGAAACCTGTAAAAGAAGAAATTAGGGGTGAAATATTTAGCAAATATCCCGGACTTGAAAATAGGAGAAAAGAAATAATTGAAAAAGAAATAGCTGTGAGAGAACTTGCAGGTTTATTAAATACATATACAACTGCATATAATACTATAAGCAGAATTGTAGCTCTAAGAACATATGGAGGTGAGAAATGATATTAGGATTGGATTGTTCATCTAGAACTGTACATGGCGTAGTATTAAATGATAAAGAAGAAATTGTAACACGATTTAAAACAGGTAAATATAAGGAAGATTTTGATATAAGATTTGTTAAAATAACTGATAATTTTGATGGGATATTAAGTAAAATAAAAGTAGAGAAAGCTTTTGTTGAAGCTGCAATTTACATACAAAATCCAAAATCTACAATTGAAATAGCTAGAGTTGTCGGTGGGGTTCAACTTACTTGCAATAAATATAGAACACCTTGTCAGTTGGTGGATAACACTAAATGGAAGAAAGAGGTAGTAGGTAAAGGAAATTGTTCCAAATCCGATATTATGTCTTTTGCAATTGAAAAATGGGGTGATAATTTTGAGGAACAAGATTTTGCAGATGCAGCTTGCATTGCTTTATATGGTTTAAAGGAGGGAAAAGAAAATGGCAATACCCAGTAATTATAAAAAAGTAAATGATAAACCAACTTTTTATTATCATGAGAAAGTTGAAAAGAAGGTAGAGAAACCTAAAGATAGTTTACCAAAAGGTATGACTGTTAAAAAGTTTAAAGAGAAGTATGCTAAGGTCGTATGGTGTGATTATTATGATTGTCTACACAATGAGACTCCAAAAGGAGCTAGTAGAAAAATAGGAACTATATTAAATAATCCTCAATATCAATCTATTGGTACAAAAGATGAATCCTTTAAAGGTGTATGTGGAACTGATAAAAATGAAATAGCCATAAGATTTAAAACTATTATTGGTACAACTGGAGCAAAACAGAAAGTTCCTGAATGTTTTAACGCAGCAACTAATAAAACAGGTACTGTAGATATGAGTAGGCTTTTACAAAGTGATGGAACCCCTTATGGTGGAAGCATTGAATCTCAAAGTGCTGATCAAAATTTTACTGATTCGGCTGCCTTTGGCACTGAATGGAAGGGTAAATAATGCCTAAGAATTATCCCGAAGAAATAAAATTAGCAGCTTTAGAATTGTATTTAGATAATAAAACTGGAGCTCAGATTGCGGAATCCGTAAATAAACAATTTCAAACAGATGTTAAAGCCCCAACTATTTATGCTTGGGCAAGACAATATAATTGGAAAGGTGAAAATGCGGCTATGACTACTAAATCAAAAGAGATAGTAAAAGAAAAACATAGTCAAAGACTTGCAAGACTTCAAACAGAACATTTGGATACATATCAAAATGTAAGAGAAAAAGCAAGTTCTGAATTAGATACTTTAGAGTTTGATAGAGCTTTTGATGCAGTTAAAGCTTTGGATATAGGAATACAAGGAGAACGTAAAACAATTGAAGGAATGGTAAATCTACAATTTGTTCAAGATGTTCTTAATGTATTAGTTGATGAGATATCAGATCAACAAGTATTAACTAAAATTGCAACCAAATTAAAAACATTAGTACAGGAAAGAGATGACATTCAGTAAAAAACAGCAAGAGGCAGTTACATTTCAAGATGCATTTAGTAGATTAGCTGATGGATTAACTACTGGAAATGTTAGTTATCAAGTTGGAAGCTTTTATGAGTTTCTTAGAGATGTTTGGTCACAGAGTTTTGACAACCCTGAGTATTTTGGAGCTTGGCATGTAGGTGTTTTAGCTGAAGATATAGAGGAATGTTTAGAAACAGGTCTGAATTATGTTGCAGTATTACCACGATTTCATTTTAAATCGACTGTATTAGGGCATGCTTTTAGTGTATGGAGACTTTTAAAGGCTAAAAGAGATTGTTCTGTTTTATATTTGTCATACAGTGATGGTATGGCGAGATATCATTTGTCTGAAATAAATAAAGCTGTAAGTAGAAATCCTATTTTGACAGAACTTATGGATAATCGTTCTCCAAAGGCAGATTATTCATTTAGATATTATGTTAATAAAAAACCTATGGAGATAATGCATGGTGGTTTATTCTCTTTCAAACGTGGTATGCATGTTAATGGAGCTTTAATTGCCGATGATGTATTGCGTGATCCTGAGAATCCTTTAAATACTGGACAGATAACAAAAGTAGAAGATCATTTTATGACGGAAAGTATGTTCATTCCTTTAAAGGGTGTACCAGTAATTGTATTAGGTACTCCTATGATGCCCGGAGACTTATTAAGTAATTTACAAAAAGATGAAAGATTTAAATCAAGAGTATTACCAGCTCTCGATCCAACACCCGATAGAAAAGTGTTGATGCCAGAATTGTATAATGAAAAATGGTTATTAGAACAACAAAAAGCAAGACCTAAATCATTTGCTTCAGAGTTTTTACTAGTACCTCATTTTTCAACTGAGGCATATTTTCATGAAGAAGATATAGTTAAATGTGAAGATGAAACTTTACGAAGTGTATCAGTCCATCAACCTTTTAAAATGGAAGCTGGTGATCAACTTTTTGCTGGATTTGATGTGGGTAAGAAAAGACACCCATCACACTTAGTAATTTTTAGAAGAAGAGATGAAAAGATTGAACAAGTCCATCAATCATGGTTAGATGGTTGGGACTATTCAAAACAAATACAATATTTAAATGAGGTAGCAGAAAACTTTAGTTTACATAAAGGATATATAGATAATACAAGAGGAGAACTTGAAGATAGAGGATTAGATCCTGTGTGGCATTCTATGACCTTTTCACAAAAAAGTAAAAGAACTATGGCACAAATATTTGAAGAATATACTCATTCAGATAATTTACATTTAATAAAAGATGAAAGACAAAAACAACAGATTCTTTCTGTGAGTAATGACTTAAAAGCTCCTGAGACTCCAATGGGTCATGGAGATGCATTCTTTTCGATTGCTATGGCATTACAAGCATGTTATGAAACAACTGTTTATAAATATGAAAGCTTAGGAAGTTTGACTGATTGGTTGGAAGCAGTGTCGCCTGAAGAAAAGAATACAGTACAAGAAGAAGCAAAATTACCAGACCTGTCAAAATGGACAGGAAATGAGTATAATAAAGATAAGCAAGAAAAACAAAAAGCCCCAAATCCCAACTGCGATGAGTTGGTATGTATGCCCAATTTCTGGGTTGAAGAAAAAAATTTATGTCTGTACTGTGGTTACAGAGGATAGAAGGAGAATTAAATTGGTTACGCAATTAACACAACAGGCGGAAACAGTAGCAACAAGCCGATACTATTTAAAAGATGAAGACAACAAAATTATTGAAAACGCAGAAGAAATGTTTAAAAGGGTAGGAATAGCGATTGCTAAACTTGATATGTTGTATGGACGAATGGCTCCAGAAGCATCTATGACTGCGATAGATTTTATAGATATAATGAAAGACTTAAAATTTATCCCCAACTCACCAACTCTAATGAATGCAGGAACTAATCAAGGAACTTTATCTGCATGTTTTGTCTTACCTTTAGAAGATAGTATGGAAGGTATCATGAAAACAGCACATGACATTGCTATGGTTCAAAAATTTGGGGGAGGAACTGGGTTTTCTCTTTCTAAATTACGACCAAGAGGTGATCGGATAAAGACAACTCATGGAATTGCTTGTGGACCAATACAAGTTTTAAAAACACTTTCTAGAGTATCATCTATGATTACTCAAGGTGGAAAAAGAGATGGTGCAAATATGGCAGTAATGTCAATATATCATCCTGATATCTTAGAATTTATAGATTGTAAAAAAGTAGAGGGTGAAATACACAATTTTAATATTTCAGTTGGAGTAGATGCTAATTTTATGAAGGCAGTAGAATCTAATTCGGATTATAATTTAATAAATCCAAAAAATAATGAGGTTGTTGAACAACTAAATGCTAAAACAGTATTCAATAAAATTATTTATGGGGCTTGGAGAAACGGAGAACCGGGCATGGTATTTTTAGATAATATAAATAAAGATAATCATGTTAAAGAAGAATATGGTGAAATGATTGCGACTAATCCATGTGGTGAACAACCATTATTAGGAAATGAATCATGTAATTTAGGTTCTATTAATTTAGCAAAATTTTATAATGAAGATGAAAATAATGTTGATTGGTCAGAATTAGAAAGATCTGTAAAAACTTCTGTACATTTTTTAGATAACGTAATTGATGCTAATGAATATGCAACGCCAGAAATAGAAAAAATGACTAAAGCTACTAGAAAAATAGGTTTAGGTGTTATGGGATTTGCAGATTTGTTAATTCAGCTGAAAATTAAGTATAATAGTATAGAAGGACATAAATTAGGTAAAGATATTATGTCTTTTATCAGAGACAAAGCTAATAAACAATCAATTAAGTTAGCTAAAGAACGAGGTACTTTTCCTGCATGGGATAAAAGTAACTATGGTGAAGATGAGAAATATAGAAATGCTTGTCGTCTAACAGTTGCACCTACAGGAACTATCTCTATGTTAGCAGATACTTCTAGTGGAATTGAGCCAACTTTTGCATTGGCTTGGAAAAAATCTAATATATTAGAAGGACAAACTTTATATTATATAAATAAATATTTTGAGACAGATGCTAAAGCACATGACTTCTATTCAGAAGATTTAATGGAGCACCTATCTCAAGGAGGGTCATTACAGACTAGAGATGATGTACCAACATGGGCTAAAGAAATATATGTTACAGCTCCAGAAATATCTGCAGAAGATCACGTTGAAATGCAAGCAGTTTTTCAGGAAGATTGTGATTCTGGAATCTCAAAAACAATTAATTTTCCTAATGAAGCATCCATCAATAATGTTGAGTCAGCTTACTTATCAGCTTGGAAACTTGGTTGTAAAGGTATTACAGTCTATAGAGCAGGAAGTAGAGAAAAAGAAGTTTTGGTTAAAGGAACAGAAGAAAAAGAAGAAATTGTGAATGATCAATTAAATTTTTTCAATTCTATACAAATCCCCTTTAAACCTATTTCATCTGATTGTTGTGAGTCTCCTCAAATTATTATGGAGTCAGGTTGTGAGACCTGTAAAACATGTGGGTGGAGCATGTGTCATGTGGCATAAAATAAAAATAAACAGTAAAGTATAGAAAATAGGAGGTCAATTATGGCTATAGGAAGTTTATTAAGAGATAGAGATATCCAATATGTTGCTTTAAAAGATGAAGCAACTAAGACTTGGAGAATATTAGATTCGTGGAGTGATGCATTAAAAGATTTAGATGCAGAAGATGACATTCCAGATGATAACGATGCAGTACAAATTATTACAGAGGCAGCATTTATTGCTTTAATTAAAGAGGCAACTAGGCTTGGTGTGTTAGAAAACGCTTCATTAGGTGGAAATAATGTAAATGAGGATGATTTACTCGCCTTAGAGCGTGAAAATCAAGAATTACACGAAAAACTGTCGAAAATCGAAGGAAATGTAGTAAAATATAAAGAGGAACCAAAAAAACCTCAGTACTCAGAGAATTATGCAATAAAAGACAGAGCTATTCAGGCAATTATTAATTTAGCAGGTATGGCTGATGTTGAAAAAATTAGCGAGGATAAGTAAAAAATATGGCTAAAATATCAGAATTTCTTCCAGATGTGCCTCAAGTAGCTAAGACTATTTCAAATTTGAACGAACAGATTAATATGTTACAGCTTATGAAATCTGCTGGGGATACTGGACAAGCTCCTACTATTGGGTTGGATCATGTAGTCAATACATGGGTTCGACATCAAATGGCGTATCGCCAACAACTTGTAATGGATTTACAGACTATTACTTTTTCTGTACAAGAAATTAGAGGTCCATTAACACATATTACAGGTGAAGTATTTAGAAGGGGTATGAAAATTGTCCCAATAGTTAAAAACCCAGATAAAGCTCAACTAACTAGATTTAGTAGATTTTTAACTGATGCGAATGTATTTGACCAAAGTTTAGAAGAAGTATTAAGACAATTCCATTTTGATGTTAATTCAATTGATGATGGATTTTTATATTTAGCTAAAGAATATGAAGAGTTGGGTGATGGTAAAATCGGTGCTAAAGTTAAAGAAATAAGACGTTTAAACCCAGCTTTAGTAGAGTTTGATTTAGATGCTGCCGGACTTCCAAAAAATGCTCATTTTATTTGTCCATTAGACAGAACTGATATAGCTGAAGAACCGGGCAAATCTAAAAAAGGATATAAAAGAATTCCTGCAATGTATAAATACTATCACAGGAATCAACATATGTATTTGGCAGATTCAGAAGTAATACATTTATCTAAATTCTCACCATCTGAAACTTATGGATGGTCTCCTATTTTAACAGTGTTTGAAAAAGCATTGACTCTAATAGGTATGGATAAAAATTTATATAGATATTTCTTTGAAAGAAAAATGCCAGCCTCTATGATTATGGTAACTACTGATGATCCTGAGAGTTTGAGAAGAGAAAGAGCTCATATTGCAGCTCAAACTAGACTTGATCCAAACTTTATTCCTATGGTAGCAGTATCATCTAGAAACAATAGAGGTAGAGTTGATATGGTAAGATTGTTCCACACTCTTCAAGAGATGGACTATATGCCAATTAAACAAGAAATTAGAGAAAGAATTGCATCTATGTGGGGAGTATCTCCTACATGGCAAGGAACACCTGAAGCATTTGGTGGTTTATCAAACACTACACAAAACTTAACAGTAATGAGTAGAGTGGTAGAATCAGATCAAAGACTATTCCACGACAAAATTTTTCCTGAATTGTTTAGAGCTTTTGGAATTACAGATTGGGAAATTGAATTACCACAACCTGAAGAAAAAGCTGAAGCAACTATTATTTCCCATGCTCAACAAAAAGTTGCAATTGCAAATCAATTAGCACAATTAGGCTTTACTATTGAGTTGAAAGACCCTGAAGTAGATATAAAAGAGGCTGAATTTCTAGTTAGTGGAGAAGCAGTTCCAGCAGCTAAGATGCAAGGAGAACAACAAGCAATGCAATTAGAACAACAACAGCAGCAAATTGAACAGGCTAAACAGCAGGCTGAAATGGCTCAAATGCAATCAGCTATTGAAGAGGGAGCTGGTGAAGAAGGTGGTGAAGAAGGCGAAGAAATGGAAAAAAGTATCCGTGGATTTAAAGATTTAGATGAACTTCTTGACTATAAACCAAAGGAAAAAGCAGAAGATGAAGAAGATGAAGAAGATGAAGAAGATGAATATTCACATGTGGAAGAAGTTGAAGATGAAGAACATGATTATTAGGAGATAATATGGTTTGGATACAGAAACAAGGTAGAGAGGGCTTAATCCCCAAAAAAATTTCTGAAACTGTTCACCCTAAACAAGGGCTTCCATTTGAACGTAGAACTACTGTGTATGTGAAGCCAGAAGTTCCTGAGTTTGTAAATGAATGGTTAAATAATTTTGATTCTAAAGTTCCAATTTATTTAGTTGGAGGTTCAGTTAGAGATTCTATATTAGGAAAAGCTCCAAAAGATGTAGATGTAATTACTTTTAGTCCTAAAAAAGATGTAGAAGCAGCTCTTAAAACCGTTAAAACAAAATTCTATCAAGGTGGTAAAAATTTACCTAATTTAGTTACTGCCAATTTAGGTAAAAACCAATTGATTGATATTTTAAGTACGGACACAGATATCGAAACTGAATTAGTCAGAAGAGATTTCACTATAAATGCAATGGCTCAAAAACCTAATGGAGAAGTTATTGATCCTTTTGGAGGACGTAAAGATTTAAAAGAAGGAATTTTAAGATCACCTAAAGATGATAGTGATAAAGTTTTTAAAGATGATCCTTTAAGAATGTTTAGAGCAGCACGATTTATTGGGCAGTTAAATTTAAAACCCCATAGTTCAGTTACTGATGCTATTAAAAAACATAGAAGTTTACTTGAGGATTTACCAAAAGAAAGAATTGGAAAAGAACTTGGACTTATATTATTTTCAAAAGATCCAACTAAAGGATTAAACTTTCTAAAAGAAAATGATATTTTAAAATATATTGACCCAGCTTTGCAAAGAACAGTTGGATTTGTTCAAAATATGGATGGACATGATAATGATGTCTGGAATCATACAATGAAAGCTTTAGAACATCATATTAAACAAGATGAAAAATATCCTGATTTAACTACCAGACTTGCAATATTATATCACAATGTTGGAAAACCTGCAACTGCCGATAAAAATAATAGTTCGTTTAATAACTATGAAGGAGTGGGGGCTCAATTAACTGAAGAAGGACTTAATATGTTACGTTTTCCTGCTGATATTGTAGATACAGTTAGAAAATTAGTTCAACACCACACTTCTCCTAAAACTGCTAAAACAGAAGGAGATCATAGAAGAATACAACTTAAATTAAGAGATGACGTAGCGAAATTAAATTACTTAGCTACTGCTCATGAAGTTGGTAAAGAAGGAAATACAGATGCAGATACTTCACATATTGTAAACTTTCAAGATAGAATTGATAATTTAGAGCCTGTAGAAGCTGAAGGTGAAGGTTCCTCTAATCTTTCTCCATTAAGTGGTAAAGAAATAATGGATGAACTTGATATTAAACCTAATAGAAAAGGTGGTGGGCAACAGATAGGACAAATTAAAGACTATCTCAATACTTTAGTTATTGAAGGTGAATTAAAACAATCTGATAAAGAGACAGCTTTAAAAAGAGCAAAAGCATACAATTCAACTTTCACAAAAAAATCCAATAATGTTTTAAAAAATTGGTTAAATATATTAAAAGCTGATGATGATGGGATAGATATACATCCAGAAACTGGTGAGGTTTCTTGGAAAGTAGATAAAGTAGCCCATAGAGAATCAATAGAAAATAAACAAAGTGAATTATTTGATAATAAAAGACGTAACTTAAAGTTAGTTCCAAGAAAACTTACAGATAAAAATGGTAAGGAAGTTACACGATGGTGTAGACCGGGTTGGGAAAATGTACCTCAATCTGAAGGTGGTATGGTCACAGATCCTAACTCTATGTATTTTGGAAAATTCCCTATAAAAACTCATGGACATGATCCTTTCGATCCTAACTCAATGACAGAAACCAAAAAGGGTGACAAATTTATTACTGGTGTTAGATTAGCTCACGAAGATGACAATCATGATACACATAAACACTTCACAGGTGAAGGTAAAAAGGGTAAAAAGGTTCCATGGGGTATACATGATATGCATATAAGCCATGATCCATATGATGAATTTCTACATAAAGGTAAAAATAAAGCTACAGGAAATCTAAGTAGATCTCACGGTCCGGGAATGACCGACCCAGAAATTATAGCAATAAAAGATATTCAAAAAGAATATCAACTAAAAGCTCTACGAAAACAATTACCTTTATTAACTACAGAACTTGATAAACAATATAATAGTGAAACACCTGATGTAAGAGCTTTAATTACAGGTATAATGATGGAAACAGGGCTTAGGATAGGGAATCCTGCTGATGCAATTAAAAAAATAAAAGATCCTAAAGTAGCAGAGTCATATGCAACTTCTACATTTAAAAAGAAACACATATCAATAAAAGGTGATACAATTAGATATAATTTTCCGGGAAAAAATAAAACTATTCAATCTGGTTCTTTTAAACATAAAGGATTAGCAAAAGGTTTAACAACTGTATTGAAAACTAAGAAGGATGATGATTTTGTGTTTGAACAAAATGGTAAATTTTATGATGAAGATGGCGTAAAGGACTATCACAATAAGATTATGAAAGTTGCTAAGGGTCATGTAATAAAAAATCATAATTTTAGACATAGAAAAGCAACTACTATGACAATTAAAAATGTTACTGAATTTATTGAGAAAGCAAAAAATTTATCTTTTATAAAGACAAAGGGAGATTTTCAAGACTTTCAAAAACGAATGGCTACTGATGCAGCAAGACAATTAAATCACCCAGATACTAAAGGTGAATTTTGGAACACTGATATGACTTTAAAGTCTTATATTATGCCAAGTTCATTTTCTTATGTTGATGAAAATAACAATCAAGTTTTAATAAAAGATCAAGTAGATAACGAAAACAAAAAACTTTCAAATGACTATCAAAATAGAATGGGAGAATTAACAGGCACAAAAAAATATGAGAAAGTTCCACTTAAAACTGTACAATTAGATAAAGCCTATGATGGCAAAGAATTTGATCCAACTAGGAAAAAAGAGAAAGATATAGACACTTATTTTGAAAATAGGAAAGAGAAAGAGGAAGATAGGAACTATGGGTTAGATAAAATTCCACCTCATATGAGACCTAGACCAAAATATTATACTAAAACATGGATTGAAGGATTAGCGGATAAAGGATATATATCTCCTATGATTAAATCTTTTAGTCCAGATAGTTCTAAAATGTGGTTCATTCAAGGAAATACAGATTTCGTAGCACATTTAGACTCAACAGGAGTAAGTCATGTTGAAAAGGCTACCTTTGCTCCATTACCCTCAAATGCTACTAATACAATAAGTTACGCCCCATCAGCCTCAAATAAGAGACGGGAGGAAGATATTGATGAAGAAGAAGAATAAAACACTTAATAAATTATTAAAATTATTAAAAGAAGGGGGAGGAGCTGCCACTTCTGGAAGCTTTGGAGATGGTGGTGGAACTGTATTCACATCTACCGATTCAGGTATATTTACTCCTACTTATGGTGGTGGAGGTTCTAAAAGACGTAGACCTCACATCAGAAAACCAAAAACAAAGAAGAGTGGTATTGAAAGATTAGATGCATTTCTTAGAGAATTTAGTCCTGTGCCTAAATCAGTAGAAAAAAGTAAATTAACATCTGACGCATTAATTCAATTAGTTGATTCTGTTAGAAAAGCAGAATATCCAACTAGAGGTTATGGGGGCAATTTAGGTAGGAAACAATTAGATTGGAAGAAACCTAATAGTAATGAAGAACCTCCAAAAGTTTCTGAATTTAAAGGTGAAATTAATCATGAAGAAGATGAATCAGCAGTGATTGAACAAAAAGATATGGAACAAAAGATTAGAAATTTAGATGATAAATCTAGAAAAGAAGGTAGAGATCATTCAACTGAAGATGAAACTATGTCAGCAGATACACCTGAATTAGTTACTTTAAAAGGTTTATCTCCATCAGCTGATGATTCTAATCCTTATAAAAGAGGAGGCAAGATGGATAATATTGATGATAATCCTGAAATAAAAAAGGATGAATTAGATAAATTTATAGACAAATATCTAACTATAGATAAAGAAGTAGGTGGGGCAGCTACTCAAACAACTTTTCAAGAAAGAGAAGTACTTGATGAAGATGAGGATGAAAAAGAAGAAGACATGATTGAAGAAGAAAAGCATGTAAAAGAAGTAGTGCATCCTAAAGGACAAAAAGAAACATATTCTACAGATGAATAGAGGAAATACTCCTCAAAATCTAGTATAATAATATAGAACAATATTTAGAAAAGGGGGACAACATGTGGTACACTCCACAGGTGTTGAAAGGTATCAAATAGCTTGACAAATCCAAAATATGTGATAAAATATAATAGAAGCACTAAAAATAAATGTGATAGATGTGGTGGTTTTATAATCTTTGATGAAGACAATGATTTAAAATGTGTGCAGTGTGGAAGACAAATAATACTAAAATTAGCAAGGAGCAAACATGTGGAACAAAGGAGAGACAAAGATACCGGTAAAGGCACAATCAGAACTGGTAAGAAGAAGACAAGCGGGAACAACGTGGACAAGTCTATCGGAATGGCTAAAATCAGCATTCGGGATAGAAATACACCGAACCAACATTCAAAGATGGTACGACAAAGAGGTTTATTTAGATCAAGAAGATGAACTATTAGATCCTGAAGTAGACCCTACTTATCATATTAAGATGAGTAAAAAAGCAGAAACCTATAAAGCGGAATCTAGGTATTTCAAAAAATTATATGAGACTACAATCAAAGATCAAGCTAAACAAGAAATCTTTGAAGAATCAATTATTAAATTAGCACCTGCATTTAATAAAGCTAAAAAAGTGAAGATTCGAAAGCCTTCAGGAAAAACTAAGGGTAACAGTGCTCAAAGTATGATTGCTCCTTTAACTGATACTCATGTTGGAGATAGAGTTGAAAGTGATCAAATGGCAGGTTTGAATCATTACAACATTGACATCTTCAACCGAAGGCTTTATGGATGGGCAAATCAAGTATTAACTCTTGCTGAAATGCGAAGAACTTATGCAGAAGTTGACGAACTTGTGGTTCCAATGCTTGGAGATATGATTAGTGGTGATATTCATGAAGAACTTGCTAGAACTAATGTTGACAATTGTATGGGACAAATGATTAGGGGAGCAAATCTTATTGCTCAAGCTCTAATGTTTCTAGCTCCTCATTTCAATAAAATGAGAGTTCCTTGTGTAGTAGGTAATCATGGTCGTATGACTAGGAAACCTCCTATGAAAGATAAGCATCAAGATTGGGATTATATGTTATATCAATGGATTGCAGCTTTCTGCAGAAATCAAGATAACATTGAATTCCATATTCCAAAAACATTCTCAACTACAATAGAAGTAGCTAACAGACAAATATTTTTAACACATGGAGACTTTATAAATGGAGCTGGTAGTGGTACTGCTATTACTAAAGGTGTGTTAAACATGAGAAATGTACTTCAATTCAGGAGAGGATTAGAAGATGAGATTAGAAATCTTGAGATTAAAAATCTTGAACAATCAGGAATGTCAACATACTTTGATACAGTATTGATGGGACATTTTCACCGAATAGATGAAATAGATATAGGTACAGGAGCAATACATTTGTGTGGCTGCATGAAGGGTGGAGATGAATTTGCTATGCAAAGAGTTCAAGCAATCAATAAACCAAGACAACTTGTATTATATTACCATCCAAAATATGGAGAGATTGGTAAGGAAATCATATATTTAAATAGATACGATTCTACAGAAAGCGAATTTAATGATGTTATACCAGAAGTATGGCATACAAATCTACCATAAACGAGGACTAAATATGAGTAATGTAATTGAATTAAATGATGAAAATTTTGGAGACGAAGTTATAGAATCTTCTAAACCAGTATTAATAGATTTCTGGGCAGCGTGGTGTGGTCCTTGTAAAATGATTGCTCCATACGTAGAAAAGATTAGTAAGGATTATGAAGGAACATTAAAGGTATGTAAGTTAGATGTAGATGCGAATCCAGTTATGGCATCAATTTATGAAATAAAGTCTCTCCCTACACTATTAATTTTCAAAGATGGTTCTCAAGTAGATCAAATGGTTGGTGCAGTGAGTCAAGATGTAATATCGTCTAAAGTTGATGCATATATATTTGGACAAGATTTAACTGAAATCCCCAAATAATAAGCTAATTTTATTGTATTTTTCGGAAGTTTAGAGCCAAAAGTTAGTATAATAATATAGACAATTAGTATCAATATTCAAATCAAAGGTTATAAATGAGGATATGTCAACTATAGATATAATAAAAATTGCCTTCTTCATTGGAGGAAGCGTAACCATAATGCTAATTGTAGGAGAATATACTAGCTAAGAGGACCAAAACATGAAATTAAGACTGCCGAATTTTAAAAAAATTGGAAATATAGCATTAAATATATTTACATTTTTAACTGTAATTATAGGAACAATAGGTGTTGCAATTACTACAGTTAATCCTGTGAACTTATGGTGGAATATTGCCCCTATACAAACACCACTTGGAATTATTACTTATTCTAAAGTTATGCAATATTTTGAATTTATTCAAGCATATTATTATTTTGCATTAGGAGCATCAGCATTTACAATTCTCTTAGGACTTGCAATACATCTTAGAAGTTTATCACAATTAATTAAAATATTAAAAGCAATTCCTATGAATATTTTAAAATCTCCACTAATATTATATAAAGACCTTAAACGATTGAGAGATTGGATATTTAATAAAATAGAATACCTCAATTCAGAATCAACTAAATGGAGAAGATTCTTCACAGTCATGAAATCTCCATATAGCATGCTTAGAGCCTTTGGGCTTAACCCCCAGATGGCAATAGGTTTATTGGCAGTTGGTGGTACAGCAGGTACAGCAGTAGCAGTAAATGAAATTGTAATTGAAAGAAGTTTTGAAAACCGTTCTCCGGGAATTTACTCTGCTCCCGGTGAATATCCAGATGAAGAATTAGAAAAACTTATGGCGTGGAGAAAAGATAACCCTAACGATAATACGCTTAGGATTGTTCTTGGTACTACTCCTGTAGAAGAAATAACTATATCTAATGTATCTGTTGGTACTGCATTTTCTGGTTCAGCATTACCTAGTGGAAAGACAGAAGCTATTTTAATTGAAGGAAAGTCTGGGATGAATACCAGATTAGAAATAGGGGAGTTGGTTTTTGAAAGAAACACTTGTAAGACTCTTACGTTAAGTGATATAAATGCCTATAAAGTAGTAGTTCAACACAACATATCTGATGGTCAGTCTATTGCACAGACTATTGGAACGTCTAGAGATTTGCGAATTAGTGGTGGTAACTTTATGGCTAAGAAGCTTTCAACTGAAGGTGGATTATATGACCGAATCTGGCTTGATAGTGGTTCGTTAACTTCTACAAATGCTAAGATTAATAAATTAAATTTGTCAAATATTGTAAGCAAAGGTGGAACTTGTGTAATTAGACAGGCTGACATAGGGTTACTTACAATTCAATACAATCAAACTGGACACGACCAAAACTTTGCGACTAAAGAATTTGAAGTGCAGTCAAGCACAAAGGCTAGTATTTGGGAAGTTAATGATAACAGAGAAGTTTTGTTAACTGAGCCTGCAACACAATAAAATTATGGATAATTTAAAGAATATGAAAGTATCAATAGGATTAGTAATAGCCATTATAGTTCAAGCGTTTGGACTTATTTGGTATGTTGCACAACTTGATTCAAATGTTACTTCTTTGAATGAGTCTGTTGGAGCTTTACAAGAACAAGCTACTACAGTTGATGTTGCAGTTCTTCAAAAGGATTTAGAAAATATTAAGGAAAAAATTCTAGTGATGGATGAAATGCACAGTATGAAGTTTGACCCATCAGAATTAGAAGAAGCAATAGATGATATAGAAAAAATAATTGCAGAGCTTTCAACTAAAGATGCACTTATAGAAAATGAAATGCGAACTATCATGTCTGACCACGGGGGTTTTGCTGAGGTTTTAAAACAACTTAATGCAGCTGGTTTATTGCCAAGTGGAGAAAAAAGAAGTTACGGAGACTATTAGAAAAGAAATTGGATAACATTAAAAGATAAAACGATAAATGGAGGACATTAATATGTGGGGAAAAGTAAGACCACAAATTTTTCTAGCTATTATTGTACTTGGTGGTTTAAGTGCAATTGGAGTGATTTATGGACACATTGAAATTGCTACAGGATGTACAGGTGGAATTATAGCACTCGGTATGAAGGTTTTAGAGAGTGAGTAAAATTAAAAAAGTTAGTGTGACTAAAAGACAATTTATAGTCTTTACTCTACAAATAGCATTAATTATTGGTTGCATAGTATCAATTATAGTAATTGGAAATATTTACGGAAATTAAGATTGTTATTATAAATTAATTAAAAATATAGAAAAAAGAAAAGGAGATGAAAAATGTTATCAAAGAAAATAGGAAATTCTATTATTAAAAGTTTACCTGTTGCAGGAGCTTTAGCAATTGGTGTAGGAGCAACATTAGCAGTACTTAATAGAAGCAAACTTGAAAATAGAATATTTGATAAATTAACTGCAAGACAGATTATAAAAGAGTCTATTCCTTTGCAGTAAAATTACTTAGTGTAATAGACAATTTTATTGAAAAAAAGGGTATAATAAGTTATGGATGATAACGAAGCTGATATTTTAGGTGCTGTTCAAGAACTTGGAGAAGAAGTATTTATTGAATCTCAGAGATTATGCCCAGAAAATTCAGGGTGGTTAAAAACCAGTGGGCAACTTATCCCAACTATGGGAGGGTTTGAAATTATATATGAAGCTCCACATGCTAGATTAATACATGATGGAAAAGAATCAGATGAACAATACTATGAACAAAAAGTGAAAAGACATAGAAGAAGGAGAAGAGGAATGAAAAGTCCTTTAGCTTTAAAAATTGATGCTAAAGGAATAGGAACAGGTAATCCTAATAGACCTCCAAAGGGTAACTATGATGATTTAAGATCATTACTTAATTTAAAAAGAATGTCTAATACTGTTCCAGTAAAAGCACATACAAAAAAATTCTTTGGTCGTAGACCAATGTTAAATCCAGAAACAGGTGAATGGAAAGTAGTAAGTACAATTGCTCAAAGTCCTAGACCTTTTATTGATGATGCTTATAGAAAAGTAATTAAAAGAAAAAAGTATAGAGACGTTAGTAAAGTATTGGGAATTTCTTTTCCAGCGAAATTGGGGAAAGGAAGACAAGAAATTCTAAGACGATTCTTATCAATATAAAGGAGGAATAACATGGTAGACGTTAGTAAAGTTACAGCTGAACAAGAGTATATAATAGCCAGACATTCACGCATGGTTGGTAAAATATTAGATTTGGTTGAAGCATCTATGCCAGAAGGAAATCAACTCGAAAAACTCAAGAAGCTCATTCAAGTCCCACTATATGACTATAGAAATGAAATGATTAAGTTGGTTTCAGGCGAAGCTGGTGCAGAAATTACTGAATAATATATAATTTATATATAAAATTCGTAATATTTATGGTAAAAATGCATTAAAATGTAGTATAATATAACAGATAGGGTAAATATACCCTTTTATAATATAATTCAGAAGGTCGGGGGTGGCTAAGACCAACCTTGAGAATTAAAAAAATAAATTATTTTTAGTCTGGAATGGACTGGAAAGGACATAGGAGGTCGTAAATATGTCACAGGAACAAAATTTGGAGAAGCATATGGAAGGTACTAACCTTGCATTATCTGCTGTAGCAGAAGTGCTTGCCAAGATGGACGAAAGACTTACGAAAGAAGAGGAAGAGGATAGAATAGACGAGGAAGAGAAAGCGATAGAAGCTGAAAAATCAGACTTAGTAAAGGCTGTAGCTTCAGAAGTTGTCTCTATGATTAAAGAGGAAAACCCTCTTGGAATGGATGTTGATGGTAGTAAAGAAAGGAAAGCAAAGGCAGCAGCACCTCGATATGATGATGCTCAAGCAGCCGCTAACCCGACTACTAAAATCGAAGATCAGCAGTCAGTAATCCAAGCTGCAGACATGGAAGATGAAGACGAAGAAGAAAAAACTTCATACAAAGCTGAAGATGACGATAACGGTTCTGATGAAGAGCCTGTTGACAAAGCTGAAGATGAAGACGAAGAGGATGTCGAAAAAGCAGACGATAACGATGACGAAGAGGATGATGACGGAATGAAAGCAATGAGGAAAGAACTCGATGCTTTAAGAAAGACTGTCGCAGCCTACGAAGCAAACATGGAAAAAGCTATCGAAGAGCAGTCTGAATCAAGACTACGCAAGATGGGCTTTAGAGAAGAGAATGGTCTTCAGAGACCAGCTCTTATGAATAACGAAGCACTGGGTACAGATGGAACTACTCCACTTGTAAAACGTGCTGCAAGTGGTACTGATGTTGCAGACGAACTTTCTGGCTTGTCTTACAAGCAATTAAGAGACCTACAACACAAAATAGATACTGGTGACACTACTGGTGTTCCTAGAGAACTACTTGGATAAATTAAATTTTAGTAAACGAGGAGAAAATTAATTATGGCAAATCCATCATTATCTGAGTATATTGCTCAGTCTCAAAGAGGTTTGTACTCGTCTGTATTCGGACCTGAATACTTACAGAAACAGACTTACTTTACAGTGGACACTGCTACAGGTATTTTTAATACTACCTATGGTAGGAAAGTTTGGCATGCGTTAAACAACCAAACTCGTTTTTTCAATGCTGTCCCAAGAACTGTTTGGGGCAACACAGCTGGTTGGAGAATAAGAACTGACCGAGGTTCAAGTCGATCAAGACCTGTAACTGAAACTGGTTCACTCCCTACAGTTGACATTTCTAACATTGCAAACGTATCTAGCTTGCCTAGAATCGTTTCAACTACTTTCGGTGCTTCAGTGAAGTCAGTCTTTACTGCACAGCTAGAAGGTGGTGTTGGTGATGTTCTAGCATTGGAAAACGAAAACGCACAACTTGACCACGTTAAAGAAATTAACGAAGAATTAATGGCAGGCTCTGGATACGTTGTATCAGCTGGTTCTACAACCACTGGTACTGTCCCAGCAGCTGTCGCAAAAAATATTAAGATAGGTGACAATGTTGCCTATTGGGATACATCTGCAAATGGTTACATTGATACAGGTGGGATGGCAGTGAGTGGTGTGAATACAACTACTGGTGTTGTTACACATGCTTCAACTGATTCAATAACTATTGCTGACGGTGATGGTATGATTGTTGTGTCAAGAGCAGGATTGACATCTATTGATGATATCGTTCAGGCAGATGGTGCTGTTGTTGGTGGGTCATATGACTCAAATGCAGCCTTCGCTTCAGGCGGTGGAGTACAAGCGTATGACTTAACATTTGGTGACAGAGCTGCAGGTAACTGGAACGCTGCTGCTACAGTTAAGGATAACAACGGTACAGGAAGAGATTTATCTCTAAACCTACTTGATGATTGTATTCAATCAGTAAGAACTAATGGTGGAGAACCTAAACTAATCGTTATGGGTCACGACCAATACTTCAAACTTGAGAGATTACTACAATCACAACAGAGATACTTAGGACAGGAAGAGTACCAAGTTGGTGTTGGTTCTGAAAGAACCTTCCCCGGAACTCGTACTGGTCTAGTTCTTGCTACTTACCAAGGTATTCCAATACTTCCAGATGCTGACACTCCAAAGAGTGTTAGTACAGCTGACGCAGTTTTGGGTTCAAACGTATATGTTTTGGACACAGACTACCTTGAAATAGCTGTGGCACAACCAACACAGTATATAGAAAACAGAGATTACTTCGCAGCTAATGCGTTAGTAGTCAGAGGTTTACTATACACTATGGCAGAAATGCGATGTCACAACTTCTTTGTACAAGCTAAGATTGTTGATTTAAATACATAATCTTTAGTTAGTTAACAAGAAACTTTTATGGGATGGGGAGCTAGTTCTCCCCACCCATTATTATAAAATGAATGTGATGTAATGTAATGGTGAATAATGAGAGTTGTATATAAAAATGGTGTGTTGCAGAGTCTGGATGTCCAGACAAAAAGAATGGTCGGAGAAGTAATGAATCTAATCGAAGCTTCATTACCCGATACTTCAGCAACAAAAGCTTTTAAGAAATCTATAAAGCAAGCCATGTGGCGTACAAATCGTAATATTCAAGATGATGTGAACGGTATGTCTTTCACAGATATAAATGTGAACATGGAGAAATAAAAAATGTCTAAACATACATTTAAACAATCAAGCGTGACTGGCGATACTAGAGGGTTAGCCCGACTAGCGTTAGGATACGATTGGAACTACTTGGCTGATGCCGAGACTTTATTATTTGGAAGCACAGATGAAACTGCTTTCAGAATGCAAAACATCACCGCTGGTACTGGTATTACTACTGGTACAGGCACTCTCTATAAAGCTAATGTTACAGTTGCAGGAGACTTGATTACTACAACTATCGTTATGGATATAACGGGTCTAGACTCAAGTGCTAATACAGATATTATTGGAGTAGACTCTACTGCTAACAGTCACATTGGACAGGTTACTGCTGCCCTTAATGGAACAATCTTTGCAGGGGAAATAACTTGCTTAGAAACCCCGGCTGGTGGTGAACCTGACATTGACCTAGTATCTGGGGATGAAGCCACAGGAACTGAAGATGCAGTATATACAGGACTTACTAACAGTACAAAGTTGTTCGATGCTGGACAAGATTGGGTGGGTGGTTTACATGCCAACCAATACCAGACAGCGGGATTAACAGCTATGCCAGCTGCTGACCAGTACTTGTACTTGTCAACTGGTAATACTGATAATGTTAACGATACTTATACAGCAGGTAAATTCAAAATAGTACTTTACGGTTACCCAGCGTAATAAATAATTAATTAAGTAGCCATCTTTTAATCGAGGTGGCTACTTAGAAGAAAATAAATAAATCTACGATATTAAAGCTGTCTTAGAGCAACTTTCTGAGCAGCTTCGTAGATATACTGATAAATTAGGATAGATTTAAAGGAGACTTAAATGGCAGGCTTTACAAATAGTTATGATAAATCATGGGAATGGAAAGAATGGAATACTGATCCTAGTACTAGAACTTCCGTAGCTCCCTATGATAGATATGTACCTTTTAGTGGTACTGTAGGAACAAGTGCTGTTGATTTAATCAATATATATGCAGGTCCATACTATGAATTAGATCAAGGTGGTGCTGCAGGAACTACCGCAAGTTGGGAAAAGGCTACTACAGGTAGTCCCGGAATAAACCAAATTTTAAACCCCTCAATTGAACACACAACCATCTCCGAATTTACAGCAGATGGTTCAGCTATATCAAGAACTACTTCAAACCCTCACTTAGGTTCAGCAGAACTTACAGTTAACCCTACTGGCTCTGCAGCCAAAGAAGGATTTTATGTTACTACAACTTCTATTGCTGGTGGAGGAGCCGATTTAAATCAAAATACAGATAGATGGATAGTAGCTTCAGGAATGGTAAGAGGAGCAACTGCTGAAGGTGATGCAGTAGTGCAAATCACAGATTCTGATGGAATTGCTCTAGTTACTGGAACTGCAGTTAGTTTAAGTACATCTTACCAAAGAGTAAGTGTAGCATACAATATTCCGTCAAGCCAAACCCCAGCAACTTACAGAGTTAAATTCTGTTCAAATACTCAACACGATATTGATATGTACTGGGATTCTTTGATGTGGGATGTTAGAAAAGATTCAACTGTTGTTGATTATATAGATGGAAGCCTAGCAGGTGGAAATGGATATGAATGGGAAGGCACTGCAAACCTATCAAGATCAAGACATATTTCACCTATAGGAGTAATTAGAGGAATTAGTATTAGAAACACTCATGCTTCTAATGTATTATATGTAGCATTTGATTGTACTGCAGAAGCAAGTACAGCAGCAATTAAATTAAGTGGTAACGATACTACAGAACATAATTGGTTCTCAAGTAATCACCCATTAGACTTCAGAAAGAATGTCTCTGTTTATGGCAGTAGTTCAAGCACAGGCTATGAAGGTGTAATTTGGGGAACATCATTTCCAGTAGGATAAGGAGAAAACTGTCATGACAATGACTGCAGAACAAATTGCTACAACTAATAGGGATATGTATCAAAGTGTATCTGACAATGCTTCATTAGCTTTATTAGAAAAAACTGAAGGAGGAAAGGTAACACTCAAGCAAATTTCTAAAGCTTTAGATGAATTTAAAAGATTATATAAAGCAGGAATTGCATCCCCAGCTGAGATTATGACTCTGTATAGAGCTTATCCTAATGATGAAACATTTAAAAAGGAAGCAATAAAATTTGAAAAGGAAAACACCGAACCAGTAGTATTAGGAGGTCCAGCGTCTGTTGAATTAGTAGATAGAGAAGGACATCTTATCACTACAGTTGCCTTAGAAAAAGCTTTCGATAATTATATGAAAAGCTTTAGAACTAGGAATGCTATGGTTTTACATTCAGATGTACAAGTAGGTTGGGCTTTACCAGCTTATATTAACAAAGCTGGACAAATATTTAAAAGTGGTGTTAACGATAAAGGTTTGTTCTTTATAACTGAAATGAGAAATGATACAAAAATCTCAGATAGAGTTAAAGAACAAATAAATGAAGGAAAGCTAAAGTCATATTCTATTGCTGGTTCAGCAACTAAAATGCAGAATATGAACAAAGGCTTAGAATCTTATATGCAAGTAGATGACTTGGAACTTGCAGAAGTAACTGTATGTGAGAAAGGAGTGAATCAAGGAGCTTCTTTTGATCTACTCAAGTCAGACAACCCAGCACAAGGTTCTTGTGCAGATGGTAGTTGTTTAAATAAATCAACTTCAAAATCAAGAGAGGATATTACTATGATATTAAAATCAAATGGAAACATAGACTTTACTCAGACTTTCTTTAATTGGGTTTCAAAAGAGAATAGTGATCCATTAGTAGGAAATAAGATGTTTGCTACCCTAGAAAACTATCATGGTAGAGAAAGAGTCCACCATAATCTGTTAGACGAACAAGGATTTCCAAAGGAATTGGAAGCGGAATTTGCAAGGTACACTCCAATAATGGAAAACCCAAAGTACGTTCCTTGGGTTGTTAATGAAGCAGGTGAGGAAGCTGGAGCAAATCATTATGAGGAAGCTCTAACACCTCCTAAAGCAGTCCTTCCAGTAACAAAGAGTTTCTTAAATTGGATGGAAAAGGAGGGCAAGGAAACCGATGCGTTTGCTATTGCTACTGCTCAAGCTAAAAAAGAAGGTTATGACGATTTTTCAGAAGGAAGCGAAGGAAGGGAAAAGCGGAACAAGATCGCTGAAGATATTAAAGGAATGAGTGATAAGGATTTAGAAAAATGGATACTTCCAGCACTTGCTGGAGCAGGAGTGGGAGCACTTCTATCATCTAACAAAACTAGAGAAGACACTGAAAAATTAAAGCTTAAAGATAAAAAGTAAGGGAAACGAGGAAATGAACAACTCGTATTATCAAATTTTAAAAAGACTTTTTCTTCATAAGGAAGAAGAAGTAGATAGTTTGAGAAACCCAGACATAGAGAAAATCTTACCTTTACTAGGAAGAATAATAGCAAAACCAGCTACTAAAAAAATTGCTGGGGAAGTTGCTGGGGCTTATGCGGGTAAGAAGATAGCCGAACATCAACAGAAAAAAGCTCAAGCTCTTGAAAAAAATGATGAAGCTATTATCTATGAAATTCAAGGAAACAAAAAGAAACCAAGAACTACTGGGAAACAAAACATAGGTATAGGACAAGGAAGCTATGGAAGACGTAGCAAGGAAACAAAGGACACAAAATATGGCACTTATTAAAAAATCAAGGAAATGGGGAACTCACCCTCATCAGATAACTAAATATGATATTCAAAAAAATATCAAGGAAAGGGAGAACAAGGAAACCAACCTTGATATTCTAGATGGGAAACCACTAGGAAAGGAGAATAAAAATGACTCAGACTGAATGTTGTAATCTAGAAAATTGTTGCCAAGATGAAGAATGTGATTTAGATGAATGTATCTGTGAAGAAGAAGGACTATGTAAATACGAATGTGATGAAGAAAAATAACAAGGAAACAAATGTTGTGGAGGTGAGTGTGGTTGTATAGATTAGATTTTTTATAAACTAATCAAGGAGGAAATTTGGAAACCAAGAACATATTAGTAATTCTTTGGGAAATCTCAACAAATATGTTAAAAGAAATTACTTGGAAACTAAAGCGTTCACTTAAAATATTAATGGGTAAAAATCCATATAAGTAAACACCATTTCACTTCCCCTACTCAAATAAACTTGGGTAGGGGAAATTTTTATTGACTTGACAATGCTAAAATATATGCTAAAATTTAATAAGAAACAAATTACAGTATAGGAGATTTATGCAAACATTTATGCCTTACCCTAACATTGAAAAAAGTGTTAGGTGTTTAGACTACAGAAGATTAGGTAAGCAAAGAGTAGAAGCTATGCAAACCTACAATCAAATAACTAAAGGTAAAGGTGGATATCCACACCACCCTATAAACAATATGTGGAAAGATAATCCTAATGCATTAGCATACTATTATAACATATGTATAGATGAATGGATTAAACGTAGATACAATAATACTATGAAAATGATTAAAACTACTTCTCCTAGTAAAGATAATTTCTTACCTGATTGGATTGGAGATGATAGAGTTCATGCTTCACATAGGTCTAATCTTCTACGTAAAGACTATGATTTCTATAGTCAGTATAATTGGACTGAACCAACAGACATTCAATATCATTGGGCTTGACTTTGGATTGTAGTGTGATAAAATTAAAGAATAAGAAATTGAGTGAAAGAGGAGAAATAATATATGAGTTTTGAAAGTCCTGTATCAGCATTACTTTGGATAATGTTTTTAGGTTTTATAGTTAGTGTAGCAGATGGGTGTGTGGTGTTAGTATGATGAAAGGTAAATGAGTTGAGTAAAGATGAGAAAAATGATGTAGCATATACAATGTATTCATTGTTTAAAGACAATATAAAAGAGGAGAAAGATGACTAATAAATATAGAACATGGGATAATGTAGGTGTTTATAAATATAATGTAAATGAAACTACAACAGTAAAACAGTTTCTATTACATAGACCTGAATATTTTATACAAGTTGTAGGTTCAGATGATGGTTATTCAAGATTTGAATTATCAGATAGAGCAAAGGGAGATATAAATACTTTTGTTGAATACTTTAAAATGTGGGTAAATGACTATGACAATATAGAAAAGTTTAATGGACACCCTAAAAATTGGCACAAACTAGATAGAATAAATGAAGTTGAATACTTTGGAGAAGAAATTGAAACAGATGATGAAGAACTTTTTAATGAAGTACTTGAAAACAAAAATGAGAATTATATTAATATAGAGTTTGATATGGTACAAGGAGTAGATGGACAAATTGGATTTCACACTACACCTATTCAAGCAGAAATTTCTATATTAACAATCTTAAGTAGAACAGGAGATTGGTGGAAAGTATGTACAGAAAGTTTAGATGATTGGTGGTTTTAATGATTAAGAAGATATTTGGACAATGGTTAGAACCTACATCAACAAAGCAGTATCAGTTCTATCGTGATGGTATAACTGATGCTTTGATTCATGGTCGTAGAGATGAGAAGAAACTAGATGAGTTTCTGTTTAGCCATTTTTATAAAAGAGGATATGACTTTGGTATGTGGTTATGGAATGAACAACAAGAGGATAAAGATGAGTAATTTAATGGAATATATGATTCAGATTGCAGACCAAATTAGAGAACTGCAAGAAGATGCAGATGATAAAATGGAAGTGATTTTAAAAGAAATAGCATTAATTCAAGTTAAACTACATGAATTAGATGAAAAGATTAAGAAATAGAGTATAATAGTATATGATAGGGGGTATAAACTATGGAAGAAAATACTAGACGAAACCACCCTGAAGATGATAATCTCCCACAAAATAAATATAGAGATAGTTTTCTTACAAATGGGGCAACTAAAATAATCTCTTTGACAAGAAAAGAATGTTTATTTTTAGATGATTGTTTTACAGTCATTATTGATGGTAGAGAAATGCAAGGGTTAACAACATTAAGGAATATGTCAGGTTCAGCGACAATTCCTGTTTCAGTTGATTTAATACAAAAAGTTGGTAGAGCAGTTTTATTTACTACCGACAATAGAAATGGTGGAAAAGAAGCATTAGTGGAAGTAGATGAAAGTGATTTACTTGCTTTAAGGGAAGTAGCACAAAGCTATATCAAAATAGATGGGGAACTAATAGGAGTATCACTTAAAAGAAAAGTTCTTTCTTTACTCTTAGAGAATAGTTATTCTCAAGAACTTAAGAAGCAAAAAGATATTAGATATTGGTTAAGAACTTTGAACCAACTTTCTCCAACAGAACATTATGACCAACATCAATGGACATATACTTTAGAGAAAAATGATTTTCTAACAGAGGAGAAGAATTAAGAAGATGGATACAAATAACATTAATCTTATAGTTATTGCTTGGACATCTATCATTGTTACATTCACAACATTCTTATTAACTTATGTTAATTACAAAATTTTGAGGGTAACACTAGATATTTATAATCAAGCAAGAGCAACAAGAAAAGAATTACAGAAATCAAATATGATAAATAAAGATATTAAAAGATTTATAGGTGGTAGATAATGACCATGCTATATATACTCTCTAATGGGGGGGTGTCAATCGAAAGGGTTGACACTCTCTTTTTTTATGTTAGAATAAAAGTAATGAATTTTATAACAGGAGAAAAATGGGTAAAGAAATTATAAGTGATGATACAAGAATTGGATTAGCTTGTGATATAGCACATTATATATTAACAGAATATATACACCCACAACTTGTATATGCTTGTATTGAAGATGACCACATCATTGAAGATAATCCTAATGGAGATGGTACTCAATATACAAAGTGGGGGCAAACTTTATTCGACCCTATCTATGATACTGTAGAGGGAATGATAATGGAACATTTTGTAGAGGAGAATAAATATGAGTAAATGTAATATGTGTAATGGGTTAGGCTATTTAACTGTTGATTGGAGTAACTCAATTATAAAAGACTACCAAAGAAAACATATTGAAAAATGCGATAGTTGTAATTTGTTTAATACAGACCAACAAGCAAGGAGCAAGAATGAAACAAGAAATTTTTACAACTATAAGCGTTGACGATTGGCATGGCTTTGAAATTGATGGTGTTCAATATGATTTGAACTTGTATGCTGATGAAGATAATAACATACAAGCCAACATTTACAGATGCACAAAAAATGCTGATGACACATGGTCAACTGATACAGAAACTAAAGAAAATACAATTTTAGAAACTGTATCAGATATTGATATTGAAATTGATACAAAAGAAAACAATCATAATAAGGAGCAAGAATGAGTGGATTAATTACAGATATTACCAACGCATTATATGAACTTGAAGAGTGGAATTCTGAATCTAAAAAATGGGAGCATGTATACAAGGGGCTTCAGGCTTTGCCTAATCATATTGTTTTCATGATAGCAAAAGAATGTGGAGTAATAACAGAAGTTACAACTAGTAGTTACTTCAAGGAGAACGCATGAGTGAATGTAATTTTTGCAACGAACAAATACCTGATGATGTTCCATTCACATACTATGGGGATAGTTTTCCTATGTGTGATGATTGTATAACTTATGATGACTTAGACAAGGAGAACGCATGAGTGAAGTAACAGCAGAGATGATTAGAAATTGGATAGGTGGCGAAGATGATGGAACAATTTTACAAAGAACACTAGATACATTATCCGAAATAGCAAATGGAGAATATGAACCAAAACTGTTTGCTAGTGAGGTGTTGATGTATAACGAGGAGAACGCATGAGTAATTACGAATACGAAGTAGAAGAATACTCACAAGACACAAGAATGTTTACGCTTGAGTCAAACAAGAAACTACCACAAGATGTTGTAGACAGAGTTTATTACTCAGAGTGTGGCTTATGCCATGTTGATGTGGACATAGAACACGACATTACAGGAGAAGTATACACTGTTCTAAAAGATAAAGGCTACGATACAAACACCGAAGATTTTAAAGGGCTAAAGGTTACTACTAGGTTTTCAGGCACAGTATATGGAGATAATGGCGAAGTAGAATCAAGTGGCGAGTTCTTTGACGAGGAGAACGCATGACTTATGAAGAAACTACAAAGAACTTAGAAGAACTAATTGCAGACTTAAAAGATTTAGGTAGTGATTATATGCAAAGTATATACGAATCAATACTAGAAGAAATTATTGTTTTATGCATGAATGCACAAAGTATGAGAAAGGAGAACGCATGAATGATGTAGAGTTAAATGACCTTATGAGATTAGTAGATGACTTAGGTTGGGAATTTGATAGAATGAGTAGTAGTGGGCAAGAAACACTTAACGATATATACAAGTTGCTCGGTATGGCACAAATACCTTATGAGAGAGGATAGAATATGTCTAAATATGAACGTATGAGTAAAGATGAATATGGAGATACTAAAGAATATGAATATACTTTTATAGTTCCCTGTGCTTATGAATATCGGATAGTAGCAGAGAGTGAAGAACAAGCAAGGTATATACTTGAGAATGGTGGAATTGATATAGCAGATGAATGGCATGATTGTCCTGATGGAAACTTACTGCTTGAAGATGAAGATTATGAAAATGCAACATTACATGAAGAATTAACAGAGGAGATGGATTAATGGCTTATCCAAAGAATGGAGAAGATATGAATAACGAAATACACACCTACGAAATAGATGACTATCTGTTAATAGTTAATGGGGAAATTGTTGCAGTTAGTGGTAATACTGATTTTGAGTATAAAACAAATAAAGTTGACGATAAAGTAACAGTAATACAAGTAATAGAAAAGTGGCAAACAGAAGATATACATAATCATATTAATGACGAAATAGAAAAGATGATTGAATCCAAAGAATCAATGGTAGACGAAACTATAGATATATACAAAAAGGATTGGGATAATCCTGATAAAACTAAAGAGAGTTTAGTAGAAGAACTAGAGATGGCACATAGACGAGGAGTAAAAGGATTTGACAGTATGACTTATGATGAGATACAATATGAATATAATGACCAACTAGATATGGATAATGATGACTGATACATTAACAGATAAACAAGTAGAAAGATTAATTAAGTTAGGTAAAGATTTAGCATTTTGCTTACAATGTAACGCAAATGGGGATAACTTTCCTTGCAGAACAGATAGATTAGAAGCAGTTAAACTTATGCAAGAATACCTAGAGATACACGACTATACTATCGTTCATACTTCTAAAGCATTATCTGATATAAATTTAATAGAACGAAATAATCATAGTCATTATGTGGTGGGAGAATGAAAGGTAAAAAACAAATGATAATCTATTCTAAGTTTACAGAATGGCTTAACAGTTGCCCTGTATACTATGAGGTTCAATCATCAGAAGAATACATAGATGATAATAACTCAATGGCTATACTCTTTGATATGGAGAAAGCATGAGTATAGATGAATTTCTTAATGACAGAAAACCTTGTGAATTATTAACTGAATTTGGAGATAAACATAATCATACAATGGATTGTGATTTACTAGATGATTTGTTCGTTCAAGCATATAAATTAGGAGAACAACGTAATGAGTTGTAGTTTAGATAAGTGGAATTACTTTCACGATAGAAAAAATAAGAAAGGGATTGTAGTTAACACTTTTACTTGTGAAGATTCTGATGGACATGAACCACAACTAAATGTATTTGTAGTTGACACTCCTGACAATAATGATTGGCATACCGATATGGAAGAAATACAAGAGGACATACTTTATAGTTGGTATGGTGGGCATACACAAAACGAACTATTTTTAGGTAGAGATACGCAAAAAATACAAGAATGTAATTGTGGGATTGATGACGATAAGATTATGGCAAAACCATTTGATGCTTTAATGAAATCATTTTTTACGAAAAATAAAAAAAGAAAAAAATGAAAGAAGAACTAACAATACAGAAACTACATTGGGATAACATCAAACAAGGTTATCCATATATAGAAGATGATGATAACAATAATGGTTATGTCTTTGGTATTGAATATGGAATTGGCTTGGGAGATACAGAACAACATTGGTTTAAATCTAAAGCTAAACGAGATGGGGTGGTAAAAGAAATGGTAACCATAGATAATTACATAGAGATTAAAGAACCATTTAAAGTTAACCCATTAGTAACGTGGCTAACTACTTTAGCACAATTAGATAAAGGATTGTTAAGATGAAATTATCAAAGGATTTAGAAAATATAATTTTTGATACAGAAGATGATAAAATTATATTTGAAAACAAACAAGATTATTGGCAATATTTATTTAATCAGAACAAGTATTCTGCCGAAGAAATAGGAGAGATGATGATGAAAAAATGGGGGGAAAAATAAAATGTGTAGAGTAAAGCCATCCGAATATCCCATAAGGTCTACACTAGGTAAACCAATATTGCTAAGACAACAAGGTTATGCTACAATAGATAATAGACTATATAACCTTTATAAGAAGATTATAATAAAGCTAAAGAAATATAAAAACAATATGATGAACAGAAGATATATAAATTAAATAGTATAACCTTACACAGAATACAGTTAGGTTTAATCTATATACTGTATCCTGTCTGCTCTCTCACAGAATTTACAGAGGGAAGTATAAGGCGATTGTGTGCTTGTTATTGAGTTTTGATTGGTTACTCAATGTGATGGTAGTAATACTCCTTTCGACACAACACTTTGCTTCCCTACTCTCACGTATACTCCCCAAGTTTTAGACACGCTCCCCCCAAATTTTATACTTATATAGCGTGAAGTTTTAAATGCAAACACGCTGAAGTTTTATATGGGAAAGGGGAGCGAAGTTTTAGGTTGGGAAACATCTAGGAAGATAGGTGGGAAATCGCACTTCGATGTGATAGTTATATGTGATACTTATATAGTAGTATGGGGGGTAGTTTAGCTATCCTTTCTCTGCACGGCTTCTGAACCTTACCGTAAATGGGTTGAAAAATAGATTTGACAGAGGCTAACCTATTTAGTAATATATAAGTAATAGTATAAACCAATGGAGATTAACAATGCCAAGAGAACTAAATACTGAGCAGAAAGCTGTATTAGATTCTGCTATGAAAGAACACTACTTAAAAACCAATAAGTATATCAGAGGGTGCTTAGAACTACCTTTGGATATATTCAATAAGGTTATGAGTCTGAATCCAATGGAACACATCTTTCAACTAATTGATGCACATCTTTGGGATAGAACTCACAATACCAAATTTACAAATGAATTAAAAAAGACCTTTCAACTAGGAGAGGGTAAGCTGTATGTAAATGAGGTGAAAGAATGAGGTGTATAATTTGCGATGGAATCATATTTGGTCACGGACATAACGCTTCACCTGTAGCTGACGGCATATGTTGTGACGTTTGCCAAGACACTAAAGTATTACCTACGAGATTGCGAATAGCTTTCCCTGAAAAGCACAGCTTTCCTAATTTACAGGTTGGTGATTAATGAGTCATCAAGAATACCTAGATAGAAAGATGTCTGTATATACCTTAAGGATTGATAGAGAGGCAGTCAATGATGAGATAGATGAGATAGATGGAGTAATGGTCAGAGTGCCAAGAACTCTCAAAAAGAGAGACGCTGAACGAATGATAACAGATAATATCCCTAATCTTGGGCATTATCCCTATAAGATTTACAGGGTTGATGTGCCATTCAATAAAAAAGATAGACCTGCAGGTAAAGAGGTATAAGTATTGGTATAAGGGCTTGTAAGCGAAAAGTTAGTCTCCTATGGTTTTAACATAAACTCAAGCCCTTTACCTTAAGGATTTGACATAAATTAAAAGACATAGTAAAATTAATATATCATGAAAACAATACAGACAAATAAGTTAAAGTTCTCTACAGAACCTAACACTAAACTAACTAAGATTAACAAATGGCATGATGGTTTCTTTAAACCTGTAGTTCTATCGTTTTGGTTACCTAGTGGTTATACTTGTCCATCAGCTAATGAATGCCAAACATGGTTTAGTCCTAAACTTAGAAAAATCAAAGATGGTAATAACCAAACCTTTCGGTGTTTTTCTGCTAGTTTAGAGGCGAGGTTGGGTGTGGGTAAAATGGTATGGCATAACTTCAATCTAATTAATCCGATTCGACATGACTATAAGAAGTTAGCAAAACTTATACTAGATTCCCTACGAGATTATCCTAAACCTGATTATGTAAGGATTCATATAGGTGGTGATTTCTATACTGCTGATTACTTTAAAGCGTGGTGTTATGTTGCTGATTGGTTAAGTAATGATGGTATTACATTCTATGCGTATACTAAAGAGTTAGCCACAGTAAAGAGTTTTCATATGCTTATCCCTAGTAATCTAAAGTTAACCTTATCAAAAGGTGGTAAACACGATAACCTTATAAATGAAATGGATATTAAAGTAGCCGAAGTTGTTACAAGTGAAAATGATACAGAACTTCCGATAGATTACAATGAGTTTCATGCTATCAATACTGATGATGATTTCGCTCTAGTGGTTCACGGAACACAACCCAAACAGGAAAAAGCATGAAATACTCCAACAGAATGCCGTAACCCTAATCACCCAAGTCACCATTGTAGGAAACAAGGAAACACCCAGCTTCAATTTTTAAAATGAATTACCCTGAAGTTTTAGCACGTCCTGTGGTGATAGGAAAGGATGGGAAATAGGGATGTGATAGTTACACTTATCACATCTCATAAAACCCCCCCAGCCTTGCAACTAGGGGGTTAGAAAGGAGTTGTCTTATGGTATCAAAACAACTTTAAATAAACAACCTCTACTCATTTAAGTTCTCCATTCATCATATTGCTGTCCTCTACCCATTTACGTTTTGTATTATTCCAAATTAATCCACTTTTTGGGGGAAAAGGTATTGTATCCATGAGAGGACTTCCGTCTGCTTCGAGCAGAAACTCTTGGTCTAGATTTTGAATATTCAGTAGAGGATTACCACTAGGTTGTTTGATGTCTAGTATCTTAGCAAGAGTGAGTGCATCATTTAAATCCAATGACTCAACAGTTGCTCTCATTCCAAGTGAACCTCTGCTTAATTGTAGTGAGTCTGCAATCCAACTTGCGATTGCTTTGTCATTTACCAACTTTGTATAATTACTCATTGTTCATCTCCATTACATATTGCTTCCCAACTTCAGTCTCTACCCATTTAGGTTCATCTACAGGTATCCATTCCATTGGCTCATCATAATATTTCTTATCGTATATATCCATACCTTCATTTTTAGCAAGGTGTTCCCAAAGCTGATTGACTTCTTCACAGAAATCTTCGTAAGAAATGTCAGGGTGAAGTAACTTAACTTCTCGTTGGGCTTGATAATATATCTTGGTAATTCGATTTGGAATCATGTGGTATGTAACATTAGGTTTAGGTGTAAAGTCTTTCATAATTTGTCCTTTCTAATTTATCTTCATTATTAATTTTATAGTAATTCTTCTCTCATGTCAAGTTTGATAATCTGTGGAAAGCGTTAGAAATTAATCCAACCTCTCCACGATTACCATATAGTTTCCTTAGTATCGGAATGGATTTGGGTTTTGTACCATTCAAGTAACATTGAGGAATAGTGCTAATTACCCATCTATTTTACCTCGTTACATCTAGCTTATGACGACCTCACCATTTGGCATCGGTTCGTGTAAGCCAAGCATTGCTCTCTATCATGCCAAGCAATTCTGCCACGCAAGTTGAATCCATTAGCCTCATTTCATCAACCCACCAATTAAACTATTTTATTTTTTTATTTAAATCAATTTCTTTTTCCAATCGTAATTTTTCATCTTGTAAAGATTTTAAGTTTCTGCCATCTAAAGCTTCTTTTTTCATTACTGAATCAGTATATGAATCAGCAATTTTGTTTTCAACTTCTTGTAGTGCTTTTTTTAATTCTTTCATTTTCAAATTCCTTTCTTTACTTTATATATAAGTATATCATGAAATTTTACTTTAAATGTTACAAAAGTGTTACAACTTCTCTGCGAAATTTTATACAGGTTGGGATAGCTAGGCAGGAAAGGAAAGGAAAGCTAGACATGATAAATCAAGTTTATCATATCGCCGAAAATTGCCAACCCCCCCTTTTGGGGGGGCTGACTTTCCCTGTCTAATAGATAGTGTCGAACTATTAGACCGTAACCTTATTGTAGTCAAGAACCATGTCTAAGATTGCGTTACGTTTTTTCTGATGTCCACTATTAAACATCTGACGTTCAACAATCTTTGAACTATCTTTATACTTTCCCTGATACCAATCTAAATGCTCTGTTAAGGCATTTAAGCCACCCCACATAGTATTTTCAATACCTGACATAGTATTATTAGAAGTTCGTCTATGTTCGACTAACTCATTGTCCCATCTATTTTGATAGATGTTGATTAATAACTCCTCAGCATTATCAAATTTATTTGATTGCATAGAACCATATTTAATTGGACGTCCATCCTCTCCGACTTTTTCCTCTGGACGACCCTTGCCGTTATAGATTTCAGAAACATTATTTTTTACTGAGTCAATACCATTTAACCCAACATACATTTTTCTAATATCTTCAGTTGTGCAAGGGAGAGCAAAAAGATTATCTCCAATAGTTTGTAATTGTTTGGAGTAAGTTGAAAAAGTTTCTACTGACTCTTTAGCAATTGCTATCCTATCATCAACTCTGAGAGTGTGCTTAGTCCTTAGAGAGTGATTAGCTTGACCTAAAACAAAAGTTAATTGATTAGTGCAAGATAATCTAATCGGAGTAATCATAGCCGTTACACCCATAGTCCCATCATGTCCATTAGCGATAGTCAAATACATATCAACTTTATCTTCTTTACCAAAAAATAAACCTGATTCAGGTAGATGCATAACTCCATAAACTTTATGTCCATCCCCCAATTTTCCTGCATTGACCCATTTTGCATTTGGAAACTGTTTCATCAATACATCCCCAAATTCAAACAATGTCTCATTTTGAACAGGTGTATATTGTGAAGTTCTATATGCTAGACCCACGCCAATATCTTTACGAACTACAACGACTCTATCGTTGTTTGCTCCACTTGGAATATTCCAAGATTGCTCTAGTACGTTTCCGTCCTCTAACTGTTGCTCAGTTATAATTTTAGAAACTGTTTCACAAGACACGTCCCAATTTGATAGACCGAATTTATCCATCACTTGCTGAGTATCTCTCCAATCAAGATTTTTAGTATCAAGATTGTCATTTTTTATTAACCCCCAACTAGGAGTTAAAGTAATTTGTTGTGTCATAGAACCTCCTATCGACACTATTAGGAAGTAATTATCGTGGACTTCCTTAACCACAATAACAACCTTATCCCATATATGGACTAGTGTCAATTTTTAAGGTAAACACCATGAAATTTTAGGAAAGGAAATAGGAAAGGAAATAGGAAGATAGGAAGAAAGGAAAGTATTATATCTAATATCACATCTAATATCACATCTAATATCACACCGAAATATCACAAAAAAAATCGCAAAAAAAATGGGGTGCAAAATAGGGATAAACTAAAAAACCCTATCTAACACCCCAATATATTAATCTCTATACATGGATTCCCATTTACATAATTCGACAAATTCTTTATCGAATAAATCTATGCCAAAACCATCTAAGAAAAAAGTCCTTATTAAGCAGATACCTAAATTCTTTAAAGAACCTCTATTCAAAGAATTAGTTTCAATCCAAAACTCTAACTCCTCAGTTATAGTGTCTTTTAATGTATCTAGGTCTCTATCGAAAGAATCAGTTTCTACTAGTGTAGAAAATTCAAATTCAATATAAACTGAACGTCCATTACCTTGATTGTATGGATTACAATCAACTTGAACATACGCATTTGGCTCTATCCTGCTACCATCATATGTATATGACATTCCATCAATCATGCTTTGAACCATACCGCCGTCACTACCATTGCCATATGCAAATAAATCTTCGATTATTTCTTTTATCATTGTTTCCATAATTTATATTTTTCCTATTCTAATTTGATTAAATTGGAGATTTTCTGTTGACAAGTAATCTCCAAACTCCGAATCTTATTCAATGTAATCTATAAGCTAGTTATACGCAAACTAGGCTTAGTATTAGTCACTTTAATATGATGACTTGGATTCAATCCCACATCAATTAAAACTCTTTCTAATACTTCCATAGAATGGATACTAGTCCTAGTAGAACCACTAACAAGAGAAACTTTGCCACCTGTGACAAGAATCTCAGTTAGACCAAACTCATCTAAAATAGATTGAAGTTGTTTCTTTAAAGAGCCAAGTTCAGCATCTACTCTTTTTCTAGTAGATTGTAACTTTACTGCTTTACGAAGTAACGGTCTAGCAAGTGCTTTAACTTCTTTAGAAGTATTGTCCAATTGATTACCCTCCTTTTTATTTCAGTACGTTTATTATTTACACTATAAATAATAACGATTTTTTAAACCATTGTCAAAACAGGTTGAAATTTTGCACAGGAAACAAGTTGAAATTTTGCACAGGAAAGCAAGGAAAGGAAAGGAAGTAAGGAAGTAAGGAATGCTCATATCTAATATCACATCTATATCACATCTATATCACATCCCCACCCCCCACCCTTTCGGGTGGGGAGTAGAGTAAGTTTGAAGGAGAACAAACTTAGTTTTTAACTAATGGTATAAACCTTTTTACAGCGTTCACATTTATATGTAATTGTTTCGCTATTCTATTTGAGCCTAATCCCTCAGTTCTTAATTTAATCCCTTTAGCAATTAAAGAATCGGTTATCGGAATACCCTTAGATGAACCGATTTTAACAATCATCGGAATTGGTTTATTTTTAAAGTGAATAAACCACCTTTCAATTATTGCCATGTTTAATTTATGAACATCATTATTTCTAATTGGAATTGTTACCTTAATTGCATTTTCTGAAAGCATAGGTTTAATAAGATTTTCTCTCCTATCTCTTTTTACTTCTCCTTTCCTAGACCTATGATGAGCAACGCAAAGAACCCTTGTTTTTAATAACTCTTTATATAAGTTATCTAAACTCATTTTGTATTGTGCATGTGCAATAGCTTGAACCTTAACACCTTTGAAGTGGTCAAAATCCTGCTGTAGAAATCCCATAGGATTTAAATTGTTTGGACATTCTGAATTATCCATAATTCCAACGCACTTAATAATAGGTTTTATCTTAAGCATAAAATCAATATTCCAATACTTGTTTACGTTATATTTCTTATAAGGCATATTTTCCTCCTTTTTAAAGTGGGAGAAATTAATCTCCCACTACTATTAATTTATTATTTACTACACTTACACCAATCGACACCATCAATGATTCTACAGAGTAAGTCTTGAAGTGTTTTATCTCCACTTGTATTAGTGAGAATGAACTCCTCTACTTTTTCTAAACGAATATCTAAATTACCAACTACCATAGTTAGACCAATTATTGCATCGCTTAAGTCTACATGAGTCTTTTTAGTCTTTTCTTCTTCATGTTCTCTTTTATCTTCATCAATGCCATCTTGGTCTGTACTATCAGGCATTTTTGATACCTTAGATTGTGCTTCTGTCATTTGATTAAAGTCTTTTGCTATATCTAGCATTTTGAACCTCCTTGATTCATTTAATTTTTATTTGATAACATAATATTAGTTGAATTTTTAACTACAGTCAAAACAAGTTCAAATTTTAGGAAAGGATGGATAGGAAGTAAGGAAATAGGAAAGTACCATATCTAATTATCACATATATATCACATCTAATATCACAACTAAAATAGGGGGAGTATTTCTACTCCCCCCATACTTAATCTTCAGGATAACACCCACAAGGGCTATGCTCACAATAACATATACCATTGGAAACACTTGTATGACCATTTTCATCAGGCAAATGATCATAAGTGTTATTAGCACTTCTAAAGCCCTCCAAAGCAGTTGGATACTCTTTCAAAGCCTGTTTTAAACCATCTTTTGTTGGCTCATACGTAGCCTTAAAAGTCTTACAATCTTGACCTTCTAAAACTGAACCTTTTTCCCATACGCCCCATTTATAAACTGCGTAATTTGTAGGTTCAGGATTA